CTTCCAACTCAATTTTGAAAAAGAGACGTGCCGTAAACACTCATTGGCAGGCGCGTTTGAAGGTGTTCATGAATCTCTTGGGGATTTTTCCTCTTGGTTTCAGGACAACTGGGCAGTTGCTGTCCAGAGCCTTCTTTCGATACTAGGTGTAGTAGCGTCTCTAGCAGTTTGGGGAAGTATTCCAGATGAAAAGAAGCTCAATTCCTTCGCAGCAAAGTTCAAGTCGGCAGGTGAGAAAGGTCGTTCCTTTTCCAATATCTTCTCAGGATTTTCGGCAATACAAAGAATGAGCAGCGAGTGGTCCACTAAGTTGGTGCAGTGGATCATGACTCTTGGCGGGTCTGAGTTGCCCAAAGCTGACTCTGCTTTGCAGCAAATGCTTACTTTTGACTTGAGAGGATGGGTTGAGGAAACGCGCAAGATGGCGTTGCAAGAGAATAGGTTCGCTGGTTTTGGCGCCGATGAGCATTTACTCAAGGTGCGCCATTTGTATGACCGGAGCCAGCAAATACAGCGCGTACTGATTGATGGGTGTAAAGTTGACGTTCAGCTTGGCATGATTATCAAAGACTGCAAGGACAAGTGCACTGAGCTCATGAACGAAAGTTACACTTTCAAAGGGATGAAGAAACCACGCATAGATCCTCTTCATGTGTGTATGATTGGAGCACCCGGAGTTGGCAAATCTGCGCTCACACATGTTTTGATTAATAACTTGCTCGACTATCGTGGTGAGCCAGAGGTTGACAGAATATACACACGTTGTTGTGCTGACGCATACTGGAGCAATTACCATCAAGAACCAGTCCTCCTTTATGATGATCTTGGAGCTATAAAATCATCTCTCAAGTTATCTGATTACGCCGAGATCATGGGAGTTAAAACAAATGATCCTTTCTCTGTGCCCATGGCTGGTGTCGAAGATAAGGGCAAGCACTGCACTAGTCGCTATGTCTTCTCCTGCACAAATATGTTAGAGTTGGATGATTCTGGTGATGTGGTCACAAAGTTGGCATATTATCGACGACGGAACGTCCTCATTCGCGTCGAAAAGGAGGAGGGTGTTGAGAGAGATGAGAGCAATCCAACGAAGGGGCTACTTTTTACCGTGCTTGGTTATACCATCGTTGGTAACAACAATGACAGAGTGATGTTTGGACTTAAAACCATGTGGGATGAAAGCTTCCTCAGAAACGTCGATACCACTGACTGGATCTTTGAGCGGGTTGAATACAAAACCTTTCTCCGCTTTCTTTGTGAGTACACCGACGCATATATGGCAAGCCAGGAGAAGCTACTAAGTGGAATAACAAGTTTCAAAATGAATCCCTTTGAGGTTGATGATGTTGAAGCCCAATCTGGCAAATCCATAGTGACTCTTAGGGAAATCATGGAAGAACTTGATTCTAGGAGAAACCCAGCCAAAGAGTACGCAAAGATCTTTGACAACACACGATACACTGCACCTGACGCATGGCGTACCAAGAAATTCATGTCGGTCCAAACTCTCCTGTCAAAAGCGTGTGAATGTGAAAATTCTGGCGTGTGTGACTATAATGTTTTTCTGCAACGCATGGGTGATGCAGCCGCAGTTTGGAATTTGCGCACCTATGAGCATCTCAGAGTTCACCAGTTATCCAGTGATCCCAATTGCACGCGTGTGACCCTCCATAGCGATATTAAAGAAATGAGCTCCCACACACTTTTATTTTTCATCGCCACCACTTACTCTTGGAGCATTTCTGCTAATGTGTGCGTTTTTGCTCACATCAATCTCAGCAAAGATGCTAAGGAGGAGCACACCTTTGATGACTATGATGTGGATATGAGAATCCCTGACAATCCAACTATTTCTGATAATTGTGTTCATTGGGATGCTGGGGCTGTGTTCTTCCCTCGGTCTGTTGTTGAAACTGGGTGTGTGCCTTTGTTCGATGGGCAGTTTTACTTTATGTGTGATGACGAATCTTTGTGGTGCAAGCAAGAGTTGGCCATTGACTTCTGGCAAATTATTTGGCACCATGGATTTGAGAAGCGCACCGATGCCATCAAGCTCTTCCCCGAGAGGCACAGATCCACAATCATGTTGTTAGTCCGTGATATCCAGGATTTCGGAAGTGCTCTAGTTCCATCCGAACAAGTCAAATCTGCGTTGGCTGTCGCTCTTGAGCTATTTGGACGCGGTGGCACATATTTCATGCTACTCCTATATCTTATCGAAATTAGACTTGCAAGAGATCGTGCGGTTGCTGAGGAAACGCGACGCATGAGAAGTGTTTTGGAATTTACTGCAAGTGAGCGTTTCAAGGAGTATGAGAAAAAGACCGTCACCTTGGTTAGCCCCCGTGTCAAAATAGTCTTGGCTATCGGAGCTGGATTGGCACTTACTGGATTGGTGGCTGGCGCAGCTGTGGGCTTGTATGGGTTTTTCTCTAAGACTGCCAATTCTCTAGAGGTGAGTGATGCCGAACCTGAAGTAAGCGGAGCTCATGAGTCTGATAATTTGGTCACACGTCCTGTCATCCAGAAACGACAAAAACCCAAACTTGCCATCTCGACAGTGCAACGCCATGTTACTGGGTCCCATGAAAGTGATAGCCTTGTTACCAACCACCTCGTGACTAGAAGAAGAAAGCCCTTTGTGGTTGCAGATCAGGAGGCCGGTATGGGAGTCACTTACAGCGACGAGACAGAACTTGCGAAGAGCATGCGACTTGAGAGAAGGAAAATTTTTAGGCGCAAAGTGAGAGATGCCGCACGTGAGGCTGTGAAATCTGGCACGTCTGAAGTGCCTGATATACTACTTCAAATCCGAAAGTGGCAGAAATCTTTGGAGGAGCGAGGGGTCTCAGGTTCCAACACCACAGACGTTGGGCCATTGGCCAGTATTGTCAAAGCCAATCTTATGGAGGGCGATAAACAAGCCATGACTCAATATGTTATTGACGATACTGAATTTGAGACTGACGAGAAAGTGCAGGTTGGCTTGGAGAAACTCGTGCGAATAGATCTTTCTGATGCTCAGAAACTCATCTCTGAAGGCACTTCGATACAGGTGGAGAAACAAGCTCAAGTCGGGGATTATGGACTGACTAGGGATGTTAATATGTCCAACTTGGTTCAAACTCACATATCCAAAATGAGTTGCACGATATTGAGCTTCAAGAATGGCATATACCGCAGTTATAGTGTGCTGCGTCTGAAAGGAACTTTTGTTATATGTCCTGCGCACTACTTGGCTGAATTTGATGTTGGAGACGAGTTGTACTTCGTATGTCCTCATAAGGTGGCGCGCATCCCTTTCGAGCCACATCGTATGAGTCTTGTGTCGGGCGTTCAGGACCTTGTGGTGTGGGATCTAGGCAAAACGGTTCCCCCTTCTGTTGATTTCATGGGACATATTCCCACTGCCGAGGATTGGAAGCATTTTAGAAAGACCTCCGGTGTGCTTTGTTTAACGAAATTTAATCACGAGATGATTCTTCAAATTGTGCACACCCTATCCACTATTGAGCTAACCAGTGTAGATGTTGAAGTGCCAACTGGCACCTACGATATGCTCAATTCGAGACACACCGTTGTTTCCGGCCTCAGATACAGAGTTCATTGTATGCCTGGAACTTGTGGCGCGGCTATTGTCAGGGCTGACACTAAGGCTGTGCGAAAAGTTATAGGTATGCATGTGGCTGGCCAAAGGAATAAAGGAGTGGGATATGCCGAGACCTTGACATATGAGCCAATAATGCAGGCTATTGAAAGGCTGTCAGGAGCTATCATAAGCGCATCTGCATTGGAAAAAGAGGTTGATCTTTGTGAGAAGCACTGTGTTGTTGTGACTGGCAAAGGGAATCTGGGACTCATTGGGGTGCTTGAGAAGCACTGTGTTCCAAATGTGCCAACGAAGACCACTGTTGCCAAAAGCATTATTCATGGCATGATTGGAGAGGTTCGAACTGAGCCAAGTATACTCTCCACATGGGACAGACGTCTTGGTGACAAAAGGGGTACATGGGACCCAATACTTGAGGCTGTGAAGAAATATGGAGTTCCAACTATTCCTTTCCCGACGCGTGACATTGAGGAGGTGGAAAACCATCTCTGTATCGTTTTCCAGAATCTAGAAAACACGATGAGGAAAAGGGAGATAAATAACTTGGATGTTGGTATTAATGGTATCGACATGAGTGATTATTGGTCTCCCATTGAAATGAAGACGTCTGCGGGATATCCCTATGTGTTGCGCAAACCAGCGAATGCTACTGGGAAAGGATGGATCTTCAAGGAGATTGAGGGTTTTGCATCCGGTAGGAAGAGGTACGTTATTGACAATGAGATCTTCCTTCAGAGCTTTGAAGCAATGCATGCAGGGATTCTAAGAGGGGATGCCCCTAGAATCACAACTATGGAATGCCCAAAAGATGAACGCAGAAAGCTCAGTAAGATTTACGATTCGCCAGCAACAAGAACGTTCACGATACTTCCACCAGAGATTAATATCCTTTTTAGGATGTACTTTGGTGACTTCGCAGCTATGGTAATGGCGACACGCTTTGATCACTTCAGTCAGGTGGGCATTAACCCTGAATCTATGGAATGGTCAGAACTGATGATGAGCTTTAAGCGTGTGGGCAAACATGGGTTTGCTGGTGATTATGCCAAATTTGACGGTATTGGTTCTGCTGAGATCTATCATTCCATTGTGAATGTTGTCAATCGTTGGTATGGTGATGGGGCAAATAATGCTAGAGCTCGACACGCATTGATTAGTGCCATTATCCACAGGGATGGGATTTGTGGCAATTTGTATCTCAAATACTCTCAGGGAATGCCATCCGGATTTGCCATGACTGTGATATTTAACTCTTTTGTTAACTATTATTTCATGGGTCTAGCTTGGATGCACATCGTTTCACAGTCTGAGTTAAGTCCACAAGCTGATCTTGCATCCTTTGACTATTACACAAAGCTTATCGTGTACGGGGATGACAATGTTGTGGCTGTGGCTGATGAGTTTTTGGAGGTTTACAATCTGAGGACAGTTGCGAGCTATTTGAGCGGATTTGGCATTACCTACACTGATGATGCTAAGAATCCCATACACCTCAGCGAACCATATGTGGACATAGATAAGGTTTCTTTCTTGAAGAGAAACTTTGTGCAAGCTGGAAGTTCAGGACTGATTTGGAGAGCGCCACTCGACAAAACAAGCATAGAGGAGAGGTGCAATTGGATTCGGGAGTGTGAAGTGCCTGAGGAAGCATTAATGCAAAATATAGAGTCAGCCTTATATGAGGCGTCTATACATGGAGAAGATTACTTTTGTGATCTTAAGGCACGGATAGACGATGCGCTGGAACGTGTGTCACTACCACCCACTACTGATAGTTTTGTTCAGAATCAGAAGAGATGGTGGGCCAACATGACTGGCGATAAGTTGGTGCAAACTGATTTGACCAATTTAGTGAGACTGTCAAAACACAATAGGGTGGATCTTAACTTTAAGTGCAGAGATGTACTTATTGGGGAAAATCTAACCCTACGGGAGGTTTTGGACAGGGCAAAACATAGTAAGACCATACCATTCGTGGTGTGAATCCCTGTGTGGCCCGTCTAAACTTCCCTTTACCAGGCAAATACTTGTACTGCGTCCCTTTATTGGGCTGCGGGGCCGGTCTCTTTTGAGACTCTCACGACTTCACGTGAGTGGCACTTGGCGACTAAGTGTCTGTTTTCAATAATAGTCGTGCCCAGCTCCGGTTAGAAGAGCATCCTAGTACCAGATTTTTGGTACCACATAAAACCTTTGACACTCAAGTTTTCTTTTATTTTTCTTGAGGTGTTGTGAGCCTTAATTGCGCTCACCCATTGGCCCTGGAATAGGCTACCACACGGTGTGCCCGTTGTGGTCCCTCGGGACTTTCCCTCTTTAATATTATAATACGTCATTGATACGAGAGCCCTGATGGGCTTAAAATATCAGACCATCCTGAGTTGTCTACTCAAGATGCGTTATTAGACGATTCGCATTATATATTATCCAAGTCTTTAAGCTTGGAACCTATACTAGTGATGCCGAGTCATCACCTCCCTCATTTTATCTACTTCGTGAAAGTTGTTGGATAGGAAAAACTGTCAATACTAAGTGGAACTACTGGACTGATTTATCAGATTCCTAAAATGGTCTACTAGTGGCGCAGGAAAATTCTGGACGCAACATCAGTAATGGAGTTAGTTAATATGGGTGAGGTGGTGAGCAAGTTGAATTCAATGTCGATGGTGGCCAATGTCCAACCGGTTGAAACTTTGCAACTGCAGCACTAGGCACGAATAGGAGTAATAGAGTGTCA